GCTTCAGTATCCATTTCGTTACCATCAGGACCGATTAATTTACCAGCACCTGCGTTAGCAAAACCTTCTAATTTGATAATAACTTTTCTTTGGTTACCTACGTAAGATGCGTTAATTGTAGTGTCTGTTAAAGAACTACCAACCCATGCTTGTACAGTTGTGTTAGCTGTTACAGCAGTCCACTTACCTTTAGAGTAGTCAAATAATCCTGGAGGATCTAAACCAGCTTCGTTACCTTCGTAGAATAAATCGTAAAGATCTTTTTTGTACGGGTATCCACCTGCCGTTGCATCATAACCAACGTTAGGGTTAGTAGGACCGTTAGGTGCTCCTAGTGGTGCGTAGTGCTCTCCACCTGCAGTGTTAACAGTGTCAGGATACAAGTTAGCGTATTCTGAAGATGCGTTTTGGTATCCTTGAATTTTAGGTACAAAGTAGAACAATTTACCGATAGGTAAGTTCATAGCTTGTACTGATACTAAATCGTTAGCCAATAATTTAGAGAATACACGTCTTACGATCGGGAAAACAACTGTTTCAAATGCTCCGTTAGAAGTACCATCTGAAGATGCTTCGTTGATTAAGTAAGATGCTTGGTTCTCATATAACTGAGCCACGTTTTCTTTAAGGTGACCTTTAAGACCTTCCAAAAAGCCTAATTTGTCCCATTTGTTAATTGTGTCTTCTTTGATAACTTTAAGGTGTTTCAACCCGATGTTACCTACAAGACCTGATTCTAATAATGCTCCCATTTTTTTGGTTTTTTATTATTTGTGTTTATGTTTATTTTATTTTTCCCATTAAATCCTTCATTCTTAAGAATTGAGGATTTTCATAAGTTTTTGATTCAATCAAGTTAGTTGCAGAACCTGTAGATACAGTTTTATTTACAGTTCTTTCGATTGATTCAGTTAATTTTTGTTCTCCATTAGAACCTGTAGAAGAAGATAATTCTTCTTTGATAGTTCTGTAAAGATTTTTTGATTCTTTTAAAGACTCAACATTATCAAATCTTCTCAAGATATTAATCTTTTCTTGTTTTGTTGTTGAGTGTTCAGTAAACAAACGTGTTGCGTAAGCTAAGTTTGAGTTGAATACAGCCACTTCATTTAATTTAGTTCTAAACACATCAAGAGCTTTTTTGTATTCTTCATTTTTCTCTCTCAATAATTGAACTTCATTTGAAGTACTTTCGTGTAATTTGAAAGGATCAAAACTCATATTTCTATTATTTAGTCTTGCCTTTCTAAGACCTCTACTTCCGTCTTTAGAACCACTACCGTAAGTTCTTGCAGCTTCTTTAGTTTCTTTTTTCTCGTAAGTTTTGTAATGACCTTTAACGTCACCAGCTTTCTTCTCAACTCCGTTTACTTTTTTACGTTTGAATTCGTGTTTGTTTGAACCGTAGTTCTTTTCTTCCTTATATTCAAATTTGGCTTTACCTGTACCCATAGCCTTAACACCTTTTCCGAAAGCTTCTTTTTTCTTTTCATCAAAACCGCCGTCCATGTTAGGTTTTTTGTCATAATTGAATTTAGGACCATGTCCGATTCCAACCCCTTTTGGTTTGATTGATTTTTTAACTGCTTCCATAACAGCTTCCATATCAATATCCATTTCTTCTTCTTCATCCATTTCTGAATCCATATCCATGTCATCTTCTTCGCTCATTTCATAACCGAATTCCATTTCATCTTCTTCATCCATCTCAGTTTCGAAATCCATTTCCATATCATCTTCTTCAAGACCTAAACCGCCTTTAACAGCACCCATAGCGGCACCACCCCAAGACCATTCATCAAGTTCAGAGTCATCGTCTTCATCGTCCATTACGATTTCATAGATAGTTTCTTCAACTTCATCCTCCATGTCCATATCTTCTAACATTTCGTCTTCCATCTCCTCATCTAATTCATCTTCCATTTCGTATAATTCGTCGTCCATTTCTGATTCTCCTAATTGGATCATATATTCGTTATCACCGTCTGTAAAGTGAACATTTCCACCTTCTTTTTTCACAACGATTCCATCTTCGTCGCCCATAGCTTTGAATACTCTTAAAACTTCATCATCTGACGCATCTGTCAAATCAATTGTTTCTTCATCATCAACATCCATTTCTTCGTCGTCCATGTCCATTTCTTCGTCGCCCATATCCATTTCCTCATCGTCCATGTCTTCTTCAGCTCCCATTTCATCGTCCATGTCTTCGTCCTCAACTTCAGTTTCTGTGTCAAGTTCTTCTTCACCCGCCATAGGTTCTTGTTCTTCAATCTCCTCTTCGTCTTTTGCTTCTTTAAGGGATTCTTTTACCAATTGTTTGATTTCTTCGGTCATTGTTGACTGAAGTATTCCTTTTGCATTTTCTTTAAGAGTCTCCTCCAAATTCTTGATTTGGAAAAGAGCGTCTTCTACTACATTTTGATTTTTGTTCATATTCTTTTTAAAAGAGTTTTCAAATAAATATCTATAAGTTTTAAAAAATTTCACTTTACGGACATTTGAGACAAAAAAAAATGGGAAAAGACATTTTTGTCCTTTCCCATTTCCAGAAAATTATTATTATTCTTAATTCTCGATTACTTCATCAATCTTTGATTCTGAAATCGCAGTGATTCTCCAATCCATAGAATAATTCTCATAAACTTTCGTTACCTTTGCCTCAACATCAGTTGGCGAAAACCCACGAACCAATTTTTCTTCTCTTACTTTTTTAACTTTACCTGATTCACTATCTACGATATCAGTAGTGATCTTTGCTATAAAATACTTTTCGTCCATAATTTATTATTTATTCAAATAATCGGATAATCTATTCATTAAGTCAAGCGATTTTGCTCCGGTTTCCCCAACATGTCTTTCAGCATTCATTTTTTTCTCTTCGTCAAGATTCTCTTCATAGTTCATTCGTTCACTTGGGTCTTTAAATAGATAAGCTCCTGGTGTAGACGGAGATGACACTAAGTCAAAACAAATTAATTCAAAATCATCCTGTACTTCGTTTTGTTCACCAACCTTTTTAAGTGATCCTACCCCACGAGAAGAAATACCCAAAGTAACTCCTTGACGAAGATAGTTTGCTGCCAAATCTCCTTTTGTGGAAACAATCCCTCTTTCGTGAAAACCAGGACTTGTTAATAATTTCAATTTACCTAACAATACAGGACCTTCCCACCATATATCAGTAATAGCGTGTGATACTCTATCTAAATCTATTAAAGATGACTCAGGGTGATTTAACTCTGAAAGAGCAGTTCCTTTTTGAATCATTTTTTTATAGTTATCTGCCTCTCTCTTAAGAATCTTCTCAGGATAAACTCTTCCGTTTCTATTTGGGGTATTGTATTTCTGTAATACAGCATAAAACTCAAATGGTTTTGAGTGATCCAACATATCTCGATTTTCTCTAATCATAGATAAATTTCTTCTTTCATTTGGATCTATATACCCTGCGTCGTACTCAACAAGAATCCCTTTTCCGGAATCTCTCGGACCTAATATTTTTAAATCGCTCATTTAATATTTTATTTATAAATACTAAATAGTTTCAGTTTCTTTCTTTATTGGTTTTTGATTTCCCTTTTTTGTTAGATAAAATTTGAAGTATTTGTTTTTATTCATCGTATCTCCATAGATTTCTTTGATTAGACTTTTAACATATTTTTTTAATCTTGGTGATTTGAAGTCCATAGGTTCTAAGAGAAAAAGATTTATTTCTAAATTCATGAAGGACTTCTTTTTTAGTTGTAGACCACTTGTTCGTAAATCAAGATCTACTATGAATTTAGTGTCGAATACTTCTTTGTTTATGTGTTCTAATACACAGTGTTTAACTGATCTTGTCATATTTAACACGACTCGGTTCCAATTTTCTACCTCGTCTTTGGGTTCTACCCATGTCTGAATGTTAATGTAAATTGATTTTAGGTTTTGAGCATCTATTGTTCCATAATGTGATTTAAACGTGCGATACCCACTTAATTTTGTGGTTTTCCCTTTTTTCATAAATATTTTTCATACACTAAAGGTTTATTTTTGTATAAATGTAACCAATT